CATGTCCTTGAACTCCATTATGATCATCCATTCAGGCATGTCGGCAATGCTACGAAACCCCATCTTGCAACGAGTGATTCTGTAGCTTTCCATCTTGCCTTCGCTGATCAAATGATCAAAGAAACTTTTCATGCCATTGACCCAGTCTATGTCGCTGATGTCACCTTCTTTGTTGGCCCATATTGTGTATAAATCTGCCATTGTTACCTCATTGGTCCTAGTATTTCAAATCCTTCTATCTCTTGTTTGTAGAGATGTGCTTGCTCAAGATAGAGATAGTCAAACCCTCGAGCTTTGTAAATAGCACACTCTGTTTTCATTGTTTCCACGCCCAGCCTTAGTTTGGGATTGTGATAGATCCATGCAAACTGATCGCACAAGGCATTCTTATCGTCGTAGCGTCGGATCAGACTAAATGCTACCATTCGCCCTTGATCAAAGTATCCAATAACATCGGTCATTGGGTCAGTATAACGACTTTGGAACATAGGCATCACACTTGCAAAATGCTTGTATATGCAGTAGGTTCTATAGATTTCATCTAACTCTGCAATCTGTTCTGGTGTGGGTATGAGATACCCCCATTCCACTGTGGCTTCATAGTTGGTCTTGGCCAGATCGATACGTGCAAACTGATAGCTCATTGGCGTGGATCTTTCCTGTGGTTAAACAATACTTTGAGATAGTTTTCTGGCCATGTGTCATAGAAACCACGACGTGCCATGAGTTGGGCTTTTTGATCTAAGTCGCTCACACTCTGTACCAAGGCCAGGGCATAGGTGCCCTGATTCATTGACACACCGTTGACTATTTCAGTATCACCAGGGTGGTCTTCAAGTACAATAATATCTTTTTCTAGTAAAAACTCTGTGTTGGCATGTTCTAAATCTCTGTGAAAAACTTCAAGTGACCATTGCACTGGATCATAGGCCAACACAATGACCTTTTTATCTCCCAGTCCAGTTTGTGCCAAATGCACAAGATCCAGCAGTGGATTAGTACCAACTCGTACCTCATACTCACGATTGAGCCTGGCTTGTCTTGCATATGGACAGGGTGGCCAACCGCCCAGAGCCGGATGCGGAACTTCTACAAAGTTTTTGATCCAACTTTCTATGTCTTGGCGTACTTGGTCTATGTTCATTAGAAATGTGGTAGTCCAGTTTTTTTGGTAGTTTCTAGATTGTCTTTCACAAGATCACTGATGATCTCTCGTTCTGTCCAACTTAGATTCAGTGCTTCTTCGTATGTCAGGCCTCCTCGCATGTACCAACACAGTTTTAGAACATCTGCTCGGATAGCTTTGATTTCTTTGTCGTGATTTTCAACTATCTTGGCAATGCGCTCAGGACTCGAGGTCAGGAGGCGGAGACGAAAAAATTTGAGACATCCATGGTAAATGGAGTTTCGTACGGTTTGGTACATCCTTGACAAGTGATGTGCAATGGTTTTAGATCCGTGGATTTTCTCAACTCTGCCATGTGATCTCTTATCTGATCGAATGTGCTTTTTTCAGCGTTACGAATATATTCTTCGATGTATTCTGGTTCTACAACCATCTCACCGTCGGCCTGTATCATAGAAATACTCTGTGCCATGGCACGAACAGTCATGTTGGTGAGTTTGGCAAAGGCCTGGCTGAGCTGTTGTATTTTTTCTTCTTCAGGCATGTCAGCAGTAGGCAAGACTTCTATGAGTTTTTGATCCTGGAACTGGTCCAAGGAGTTAGCGTTGACTTGTTGATAGCTTAGAGGTTTGAAATGTATCACAATGTCACCAATGTTGACTGTGGCATTGTAGTCAGGACTTTTGATACCATCTATCACAGTGCGTAGATCCAGCCCAAATGAGTTTTCGTGTTCACAGTGCGGGCACACACTTTCAAACTCCATTTCGTGTCCATAGCTGGCAATGCGTATGGCAACTAAAATGGTATCAAGGTCAACGGATGGAATCTGCCAACCGTCTTTGATAGCAGGAACACAGCTGGAAATCACAGTGGCAATGGCAGCACCGTTGAACAGTGCGTCACTGGTGCGATATGTGATTTCGTCCATAGCGGTCATTGGATAAACTGGCAACTCTCTGTTGGCCGGCATGTCTATCGCGCCGGGTGGATAGAAGTTGCCATCAGATGGTAACTTGATGTAAATTGCAGGCTGTCTAAAGAACCTGCGTAGTGGGTTGTTAGTTTCTGGCATTTTTCCTTACCATAAATATTAGTGTACTCCTGTACTTATCTACGTAGATTATGGCTGATATAGAAAACTCAACAGAATTATTAAAACAGGCGCTGGATGAATTCAGAACCAGCTCCACACTCAGCTCAGCTACCTTGCTCAAGCTGGGTCGTGCCGCCAACGGACTGACCAAAGATCTCAAAGATTCAGAAAAAGCCATAGAAGACGAAACTGATCAGCGACTCACGCTGGCCAAAACGCTGAAATCCTTTGCCAAAGACATGGGGTCGGCGGCCCAGGCAGCCAGAGAAAACAGAGAAGATTTCCGCTCACTGAAACCTGCTGTTGATGCTTTTGGCACAGCAGCCAAATATGGCGCCAGCAAAGTTGGTGACGCATTGTCTGCTGTGGGCTCAGCCATTAGTGATTTCAGTGGGTTACTTGGACCCAAAGGCAAAATAGTCGGCATGGTTGTTGGTGGAATCACAGGCATCACCGGCAACATAATGAAGAAATATGGCCAAGAGGCAGTTGAGTTTGCCCAGATGTATGGCAAGTTTGCCTTGGACGAAGTACAGCGTGTGTCTGGTGCGTTCCGAGAAATGGCCAATGTTGGTGGCCTGGCCGGCGACAGCATTGACGGATTTGCTGACAGTGCTCGAGCCATGGGACTCAGCATGGATCAGTATGCCAAGCTCATTGGTCGAAACGCTGAAGGACTGGCATCCGCAGGAATCACAGTGAGTGGTGGTGCTCGTGTACTCAAACAGATCACAACTGCCGGCACAGAGTTTGAAGATAAGTTTTTGAAACTGGGATTCAGCTTTGAACAGCAGAGCGAGTTTTCTGCTAGATTTTTAGCCACTCAACGTAACACAACTAAACTAAATCTTCAAGATACAAAAGCACTCAGTGAAGCCAACAGGAAATATCTTGAACAAGTTGACGAACTAGCCAGACTCACAGGGCAAAGCAGAGACAAAGTAGCCAACGAACTTGAAGCCATGAGCAGAGAACTGCGATTTGGTGCTACCTTGGCTATAGCTGAACAAAAAGGAACTAAAAAAGCTATAGAGGATACTGCCATGATGCTTGAAAAGCAAGGCAGTAAAGAAATCGCCGAAGGATTTAAAGACATTTTTGGAGGTGCCACCACTGAGCGAAGTCAAGCACTCATGGCCGCAACCAACAACCGCGCAGCCATCATTGCGGAACAGTTAGAAAACGGACAGATTACATCAGCCGAAGCCATGCGTCAGTTCCAAGCCGCAGTGCGCGAAACGCGAAATGCTCTGGGAGCAGATGAGTTTGAACGCAGAGTTGGTAAACTAGGAACGGTGTTAGACCCAATGCTGGTAGGTATGCGCCGACTTGACAAAGCACAAGATTTTAACGCTGAGTCTATAGGAAAAGCTACTAAAGAGCAAGAGAAAGATGCCAAGGCCACAGGAGAAAACATAGATAATCTTGTGCAAGCACAAAAGTCTCTAAGAGACTTTGCGGTACAACTAGACGAAATAGTGATGAAAAAACTATTTCCTACCATGGCCAAAAACGTGCGGCAACTCACCGAAGTATTAGCCGCAGGTGCTGAAAAACTTGCAGAACTTTTAGGAGTCAAGAAACCAACTGGTGTCGCACCCACTGCGCCTACTAGTAATGTACCTACAACAACTGATGCCGCGCAGGCAAGAGCACAAGCCGAACGCTCAGCACAAGAAGCAAATGAACGAGCCAGGGCTCCAGGAGCTACCAGAGAAGACAGACTTAGAGCGCATCAAGCACAGAGAGAAGCTGAACGAGCTCGAGCACGTGAAGAAACAGCTCGTAGACAGGCTGGTCGCGGTGTCACTGGCACACCATCGTCGGCCCCTGCCGCCCCGGCTGCCCCTGCCGCCCCTGGTCCGCAGTCTTCTGGAGGCACAGCAGATATATTGGCTAGCCTGAATATCAAGAGTCCAGAATCTATTGCGGGTGGATCAGCCGATCCTAGATTGTTAGAACTTGCCAAGAAGATACAAGAGATGTACCCTGGTGCCAAGTTTACAGCACTCAACGACATGTACCATCAGGTCAATCATCCAAACAGCAAGCATACTCGAGGCCTGGCCTTGGATTTTGTTACCAATCCGCCTCCTATGGATCCAAGACAAGCCGCAGATATCAAACGCAGTGTACAATCCTTGGGCTTTGCTTCGGTCAAAGATGAGTATTTTGCAGATAGGAATAGATATACCACAGGTGGGCACTTCCATGCCGAACTGGCCTACGGTGGTGTGGTATCCGGGCCCAAATCAGGATATCCCACGCTTTTACACGGCACTGAAGCAGTGGTACCATTGCCCGGAGGACGTAGCATTCCAGTTGAAATGACTGGTATGACAGATAAGATTGGTGAACAAGTCACCATAATGAGTCAGCAACTGAATCGATTTGATCAGATGATCGATCTCCTGCAGTCCAGCGTAGATACACAACACAAGATATACCGAGCCACCACAGGCTAACGGTAAATATAGCACTATGGCAGAAGACAAAAAAGGTTGGAAAAAATATTTCAAGGTAGCTAACACAGCTGGCCAGATGAGCCCTATTTCGGGCAATATTCCTCGCGGACCAAACTACGGTACAGGTTTTGGAACAGATGGTCAAGCACAAACAGAGTTTGCCTTCCGCAACTATGCCAGCAGACTGCCTGAGGTCTATGTGGGCCATCCCAATCGTATGGAACGCTACAATCAATACGAAAACATGGATGGCGACTCAGAAATCAATGCCTGCCTGGACATCCTGGCAGAATTTTCTACCCAGACCTGCGAATCTAACAACACACCATTTGAAGTAAACTTTACTGACAAGCCCACTGATCACGAGGTGGAAATCATCAAGAAACAGCTACAGCAGTGGGTCAAACTCAATAAGTTTGACAATCGTATATTCAAGATGTTCCGCAACGTTCTCAAGTACGGCGATCAGGTGTTTGTGCGTGATCCAGAAACCTTTGAAATGTTCTGGGTAGACATGACCAAAGTTGCTCGTGTGATCGTCAATGAATCAGAAGGCAAGCGTCCTGAGCAGTATGTGATACGTGACATCAACCCTAACTTCCAGAGTTTGAGCATCGCTGCCAAGACCACAAACGATTACAACACACAACCACCCAGTGGTGGTTATTCGGCACCCTATAACTACACAGCTCCTAATGCGCCAAACAGCAGTGGACAAAGCCGTTTTCAGAAATCAGTAAACGAAACTTGCATAGATGCAAAACACGTAGTTCACCTCAGTTTAAGCGAGGGATTGGACTACTATTGGCCGTTTGGACAAAGCATATTGGAGATGATTTTCAAGGTTTTCAAACAGAAAGAACTGTTGGAAGATGCCATATTGATCTATCGTGTGCAACGTGCTCCAGAACGCAGAGTGTTCTACATTGACGTAGGTAACATGCCCAGCCACCTTGCT